AAAAAGTTTACGAAGAACTGCATTCAATTCAAGTATTGTTTGTGATCCATTACCATCAATAGTTTTATCAATAATAGTTTCAATCTTATTCTGATCTTGTATACACCATATATCTGCAGGGTTCCAAGTATCTTTCTTACTAACACCAAATTTCTGCTTTACTATGTTTGAAATATATCCCATAAAACCTTCATCTCTATTGAAGATTTTAAATTTAACATTAGAAAACTCTTCTAACATTCTTGCCTGTTGAGCATAAAATACCTGTAACCACTCTTCATCTACTTCAGGATAAATTTTTTCTAACTCTTTATACTTTGGATCTAATTTTATATCTGTCCACTTATCATATCTGTATGAATCTTTAATAGCACGTTTCATTATCCATGCTGACGCTCTCTCTTGCATAGCAGTTGTCTTAGCATCTGCTGCTTTAGCACTCTTCTTATGACTTGCTAAGAACCTAATCTTTACCGCACCAAAGACATAATCTAATACTGCCTTACCACTTACTGTCTTAACACCTTCATGATCCTTATCAAACTTTTCAATATTCTGCTCAAACTTATCTAAATTACCCTCAGATACTTTAATCTGCCACATTGATTTACCACCTGCCCAATTACTATCAGCGAAAAAGAAATCTTTTTCTGGCATATCTTTAGTAATGGTATTAAAAGTAGTTAATATCTTTACAGATCTTGCTTTTGACTGTGCCTTACTATAAGGCATATTCCACATCGTGGCCATTAGTTCATACAGGTCTCCACTAATATTTATTCACCAAGCCCAAGAAACCCAACTATATCTTGTGCCAGAAGTAACAGGTTTTACTTCATGTGACCAAGGAAAAGCAGACGGGAACACTATGGTGTCTCCCGTCTTTAGTTTTGGTGTATATTCTTCACCATCAAGATAGAATACTAAATCTCCTCCTTCGTATTCTTCATTAAGAATTCCAATTATACTGAGAACTGGAATTCCTTTTTGATCCCCATCAAAACAACTATGAATATGATCAATATGCTTCTCCATACATTCACCTTCAACGTAACGATTAAATCTAGGAGAACTTCCTGCATGGATATTAAAATCTCTTTGTGATGCGTAGGTGTTTACACAATATATTGACCAATTTGTAAGTTTATCATAAATGGATTGTTCGCACTTAAATGTTAGTGAACAATTTTGATACTCTAAAAAATTAGCATTAGCATCTCTCCACTCTCCTTTTTGCCATTGTAAAGAGTTTATATCTTTCTCTGATAGAATAGGTTCTTTTGGTTTGTATATGTCAATATACTTTTGTAGAAGATTCATAAACTATCATTAAGTCCTTCTTCGACTTGTTCTAATAAAGGAACTACATGTATGATGTTATCAATATTAGACATCATATCTGCAATATGTTTTGCGATGTATGGTTTTTCAGTACGTGCTGCAAATGATAATGCATTACGTAAACTTTGTTGTGCCTCTAATAGAGACGATTCTACTTGTTGTGATAGTGCCATGTTAATTCCAGTGTCGGATTACTCCTGCGATAATAAAACAATTAGTGATAAGATAAGTAAGAAAGATGAAAGATCGTATAAGGAGTACAATATCATCATACCTCTTGGTCTTCTCATCAGAGAACGAACCCAACGCATACTTCCATACTCTCCATAACTTAGTGAGGGTCATAGGCATAAACAATACCTACAATGATTGCTACTATTAATAAGATAGCAATAGATCCAAAAATTAAATGCATTACAAATCTCCTTGTTTACGGTTTTCAGAATAGTGGGCATCAAATTCCCCACCAGGATATCTTGATTTTAACTTATCTATATTCATCTCAATAACCTCATCTAGATCTACTCCTAATCCCATACATGCTTGCATAACATACCACATAACATCACCCAACTCACGTTTAAGATGCCACAGATTTTCATCATTAACTGGTTTACCTTGAAAAACTATCTTCTTAATAATCTCGGTGAACTCACCAGACTCAGCACATAATCCTACTGCAGCAGTAAGTAATCTATGAGTATCAAAATCTTGATAATATAAATCTGCTATACGATGAGTAAATGCATCACCATTTTTGCTCTCATCAGAGGTTACACCATCAACAAATTGAGCATACTTTTTAAGATCAATCATACTTTAGGTCTTGGAAAGTTTTCTTTGATTTGAATTTTTGAACTAGATCAATTTCAGGTTGACCAGAATCAACTAGATCTTTCTGAGATTCATCTATATCATACAACCTCATCTTTGATCTGTCAATACCTATACAAAATCTTTTGTAAGAAGTAGGATCATTATATCTATTCTTAAGTTGCTTAACTAATATCTGATTCAAACCCTCCAACTCTTCTGTAGAAATAAGGGCAAACATAAGGTCAGCAGTAGCAGGGAGTCCAAAAGATTCAGAGGTGTCAGTAAGGTCCACATCGCTACTACCGTAACCGCTACGAGTAGTTTGAGTGGCAGATATAATCGGAACGTTCGCCTCAACTGCGAGACCCCGTAGTTCTTCTGCGATTGCTTTGACATAAGTGTAACTGTTAACGATAGATCCTTTGTACCTCTGGGAAGCACAAATATTTAAATAATCTACAAATATAATATCAGGTCGAATAGATCTTTTAAGAGCAAGATCATTAATAAGAGATTTAAAATGTCCAACATGTGCAGAAGCAGTAGGATACTCTTTAATGATTAACTTACCTTGTGTCTTCTTAGAAAGATTTGCAATCTTCTTTTCAAACATTACCTTCGGAAAATCCGAAAGTTTTTGAATGGGGATGTTGAGTAAATTCGCATCAATGCGTTCAGCGATTTTTTCCTCCGCCATTTCCAACGTGATGTAAAGTACATTTTTCCCTTGAAGAAGGGCAGAGGAAGCACAGTGACACATAAACAAAGACTTGCCCACACCAGTACCAGCAAGTGCGATATTAAGAGTTTTGTTAGGAAGACCACCCTTCGTAATTTTATTGAAGAGAGATAGATCAAAAGGGATCTTATCTTCTTTGCGATGATAGAAATCATATCTTGCTTCTGCGTCTGAGACATAATCATGTCCTACGTGTTGATCGAATGATACACCAAGTGCTTCAGATAAAATTTGTGGAATAGCACCCTTATCTTTCTTAGAGTCCTGACCATCAGCAATCTTAACACTCTCCATAAGAGATAAGTAGATCGCACGTTCTTGACACCACTTCTCGGTAGCATCTAATAACCAGTCATGGTCTGATATATCATCAGAAAGAACATTTAAAACTCCAATAACATCTTTAAATTGTTCTTCAGTTAGATCAGTCCTTTCCTGACACTCAATTCCTAAAGCATTAAGAGAAGGTAACGAATCATACTGACTAACATACTCATGAATCTCTAAGAAAATAATCTTATGTTCACGTGCAGTAAAGTATTCTGACTTAAGGAATGGTAATACCTTTCTAGTATACTTTTCACTGTATACTAGATTGCTAAGAATAGTTACTTCTAAGTTCATAGGTAGTGAAGATAGGATCCGAGAATGTATTTTGTACCTTTAGTAACTGGGCGACCCGCATGGCGATACATCCAATTTGGAGGGAACACTAATATTCTAGCACACTTTGGAGTAATTTCATGATGAATTTTTGGGAAGTCTGTAGTTCCACCTTCCTCAACGTCATTCAAATATAAAAAACATACCAAAAATCTACGGGCAGAATTATGATCTCCAACATCAACATGATCTACAAATGCATCATCAGAATCTTCACGATATCGTTTAATTCTAAACTCCTCAAAAGCATATTTAGCAGGAAAATCTGGACCTAAATCCACTTCATCTACATACCTACTAACAGCTTCAATAAAATAAGATTGAACTTGTGCTTGATGACTCATCCATTCAACATCCCTTGCCGCATACCGTTCAGATATATTCATCTCAGTAAACGTAGGTCTTTGTGATCTATCGATATATACGTGATGATCTTCCGAAGAATTAAATGATTTTATAATATCATCACAGAATTCTTTATCGCAAATATCATCATAGACTTTTATATAATCTATAAGTCTTTCGCAAGGTTTGATTACATCAGATAAAGAAACCTGTAAAGGATTAACTTCCATAACGAAACTCCTGTGCAGCAATTTCATCAAGTGCTTGCATCACTTCAGTAGTAAAATATGTTTCTGGATCCTTAAGTATTTGTTTAGCATAAACTTTCTTACCGTTCATCTCATATCTACCTGCTACATTCTTCCACAATCCACCCCTCTCACCTAATTCTAACAATCCATAATACCTATCAAGACCTTTATCATAATATAAACGTGTTTCAATTTGAGAATTCTCTTTCGTTAGTCTGGATTTTTGGGCTTTGCATTTGATAATATTTCCAACAACCTCAGTACCATCCTTTTCCTTCTTTTTTGATAGATATATAATTGTTGATGAAGCGTATTTGAGTCCACTTCCACCTCCCATTTCTTTCGTAGGCACATAAGAACCAATTACATCATATGTATGATTAGTAACGAGCATTGGAACATTTGCTTTACCTAACTTAAGAGTAAGAACACGGAACGCACCTTTAATAAGTTGACTCTTAGTCATGTCACGTACCTGTTTATCTGCTGCAACGTCTGCAATCTCCTTCTCTGTAGAAAGCATACCTAAAGAATCTAAAACAAACATTAAGGGTTGACGCTTATCTTCTGGTTGATCTACATAATTGTCTAAGATTCTACATGCTTGAGTTCTGAACTGTTCGATAGTTGCAACAGGAACTATCAACATACGATCAGATGCAATACCACGATCTTCAATCATCTGCTTAGATATAGCAGACTCAGATTCAAAATAAATTACTCCAGCATCGGGATTGCTGTCAAGAAAATGCTGAACAATCCCAAGGCAAAAGAAAGTCTTGCCAGTAGAAGACTCACCAGCGATAGCAGTGATTTTGTTTGAGGGAACTCCACCGTAGATTGAACCGCTAACCAAAGCATTGAAAATATGACTACCAGTGTCAATGAAATCAGTGCTGTCTCCTGCTGAGACACCATCACTAACAAGTCCTGCATACTCATTACCAATCTCCTTTGCTACATCTGTTAAAAAACTCATGGACTTTTTTTAAATAATTTTGTAATGTAATTAGAACGTTTCATGGCACGTTCAAACCATTCTGCTTCTGATTTGTCGAAGAACTCCTTCTCATTAGGATTTTCTCCAGCACTGAAGGCTTTCTGATATTCAACAATGTATGTGGTCATCCGAATAAAAATTCAAGGTTAGCAACTTTTTCTGGCTTCCATCCTATTGTATCCATAATGACTTTAATTGGTTCAAGAAAACTCTTGCTAAATTGTAAGTCATAATCCACCTGTTTGTCAAGCCCAAATTCATGAGGAAAAGTGCTTAAGAAACTAATCACATTTTCTCCGATCTTGTTGGGTGTCTTTAAGTATACAAATTTAATCTTTTCGCCATCCTGTATTAAGGGATACTTATGTTTCAATTTGTTTTTCTTATTATGAAAATTGTAGAGTAATGCTCCTCTAACATGAATAGGTGTTCCCTTTGCGTAAAGGGTAGCAGGATGTGCCCATTTATTTAGATTATTACAACCTCTTGGAAATGAGATATCTTCAATAGGTAATGATGTAAACTCTTCCCTAAAATCAGCAATAAATTTCTGTGCTGCGTCCTCATCTTTATTCATAATAACTGTCAATGCGTCTCTAATTGCTGTACGACAAGCAGCAGGAGTAGAGGACTTAACTGCCTCCAAACCCATGATTTTAAGTTTAGGTTTCTCATATCGAACACCTTCACTATCCCACACATTAAGAATGTAACGTTTCTTAGCAGTCCATATACCTTTATTAGCAATGTTCTCTCGCTTCATGAACATCTTCTGTTCATAAGCACCTACGTACTTGGCCAATTCTTCATAAGAACTCGTAATATACTTCTCAAGTTCCATCTCACAGATCTTATTAAGGAACGACACAATGCTCTTATCAGTTTTCTCTCTGCCCTTGTATACAGTTTCGACCAAAGGACCAAGGTTGAGGTAGATACTATCAGTATCACTAGCAATAACATAATCTTCCTCCTCTGTTTTAAGTATCTTGTTTAGATACTTATTCATTTTGTTTTCAATCCAACGGATGCTAACCTGCCCACTAAGAGTAATCGCCTCAGCATTAGCCAAGTTGTAATA